GAGGGGAATTTACGCAAAACCATTAGAAAAAGTGATATTTGCGAGTGTCAATGGCGTATGCAATTAGGACAACTTATCATTATGAAAAGCACTTTATCCCTTTTGCGGCAGAGGGGGCCAGATGCACAAGCCAGCGCCGTGGCAGCGGCGTTTCTACAGGTCGAAGGCGTGGCAGGAGTGTCGTCAGGCGGTCTGGGAGCGTCAGCACGGCCTCTGCGCCGACTGCATGGAGCGCGGCGAGCTGACCCCCATCGACGAAGTGCACCATCTGGTCGAGCTGAACGAGCACAACGTCTGCGACCCAAAGGTGAGCCTCGACCCGAGCAGGTGCGTGGGACTTTGCCGTAACTGCCACAACCGCAGGCACGACAAGGGATACAAGAGACAGGACCAGCACACGAGAGTGTGGTTCGACGAGGACGGGAGGCCCGTCAGGAAGGGGATAGAGCTGTGACAGACGAGTTGGAGGCCGTCTACGAGTACATGGAGCTGCACCCCGAGGTGCGGCCAGCGGTCGCGCGGGTCAAGGAGCCGGTGACGGACGAGGACGGCTACGTGACCCACCACGAGGTGCGCGAGAGCGTCTGCGCGGTGCATACGCTGCAGACGGGGCGCAACGGCTGGGTCTGCGAGTTCGAGGACGGCAGCGTCAGGGTGGTCAACTACGACAACGTGAGGTTCGTCGATGGCGAAGAGTGAGAGCTACAAGAAGGATGAGATTCGCAAGTCGCAGGCGTACTTGGACATGGCGAAGACGGGGCGCTACGACCTCACCGACCCGACCATCGAGTCCACCATCTGCCAGTACGCGTGGCTTGAGGACAAGATTGAGGAGTGCCGCAAGATTCTGGACACCGAAGGCCTGATGGTGGAGGGGCTGCACGGCAGGGTGCAGAACCCCGCGCAGGGCTCGGTCAAGGCGTACATGCAGATGCAGGGCGTCGCGCTGGCTCAGCTCAAGCAGCTGGCCGCGACGGCGCCTGCCAAGAACGACGAGCTCGACGACTTCCTAAATGAGTAGCGCCTACCGCGAGTACATGGCGGACGTCCTCGCTGGGGCGTTCGTCACATCGGGAAAGATTAAGAAGCTCTGCAGGATTCTGAGCAAGCGCGGCGACCGCTACAAGCGGTGGCACTACGACCAGGAGAAGGCCGACCACGCCGTGCGCTTCATCGAGAAGTTCTGCTGCCAGACCTCTGGCGAGATTGGCCAGAAGCTGCGCCTTGAGCCGTTTCAGGTGTTCATGCTGTCCGCCGTCTTCGGCTGGGTCGACGACGACGGCAACCGCGAGTTCCAAGAGGTCCTCGTCATCATTGGCCGCAAGAACGGAAAGGCCCTGAGTCTCGACACCGAGATTCCGACGCCTGATGGCTGGCGCAGGATGGCCGACATCCACTCTGGCGATTACGTCTTCGGTCAAGACGGCAAGCCGTCCGAGGTACTCATCGAGTCCGACGTGTTCGACAAGCCCATGTACCTCGTGACGTTCGAGGACGGCGCGACCATCAAGGCGAGCGGCGACCACATCTGGACGGTGCAATCGAAGAAGTCCAAGAAGACGTGCGCGTACACTCCGCGCTCTAGGGGTAGGTATACCAATTACCGAGACGGCGGCTGGTACGAGGCGACGACCGACGAGATTGCGGAAGAGTTCGTCCGCGTCCGCAAGGACGGCAAGGGCTGCGAGTACCTATACCGCGTACCCATGAACGCGCCCGTTGAGTACGGCGAGAAGGAGCTGCCCGTCGACCCGTACATCCTCGGCGCATGGCTCGGCGACGGCTCGTCGGACTGCCAGCGCATAGCCATCTGCGACGAAGACTCCGACGAGATGCTCAAGAACCTGTCTAAGAGCGGATACGCGGTGGTTCGTCTGGACTACCCCTCCGCTGGCAACAGGGTTCCGATGTACGACATCGACCCGCACCCTCATGGCTGGAAGGCCAAGGAGGGCAGCTTCCGCTACGGACTCAAGGCGCTCGACGTGCTCGGCAACAAGCACGTCCCCGACATCTACATGCAGGCATCCGTTGACCAGCGCCGAGAGCTTCTGCGCGGACTGATGGACACCGACGGTACCTGCTCAAAGGCGGGACAATGCGAGTTCGTGCAGAAGAATAGGGTACTTGCCGAACAGGTGGTTGAGCTTTGCGCAAGCCTTGGCATCAAGGCGTCGATTCGCAGCAAGAGCGCGACCTGCAACGGCAAGCCCGCTGGCATCGTCTACCGAGTGACGTTCTTCACCGATAAGGAGCACTCGTGCTTCAAGCTCAGCCGCAAGCATGCCCGCCTCAAGGACAAGCTCGCGCCGCGCATGTTCTGCAAGTCAATCGTCAACGTAGAGCGCATCCCGAACGAGCCGAGCAAGTGCATCGCCATCGACAACGACAGCCACCTGTACCTCGCTGGCCGTCAGTACACGACGACTCATAATACGACCCTGTGCGCCGCCATCATGCAGTACCTCATGGTCGCCGACGGCGAGTACGGCCCGCAGATTTACACGATGGCCTGCACGGACTCTCAGGCCGCTCTGTGCTTCGGCGGCGCGAAGAAGATGATGAAGCAGTCGCCCGCGCTCAAGCGACGGGAGCGCATGGGCACGGTGCCAGAGCGTCGGCGGCAGGGCATCCTGCACGAGGCCAACGACGGTTACATCACGACGCTGACCATGAGCACCGAGCTGGACGGCCTCGACGTGCACGGCGCGGTCTGCGACGAGATTGCCGCGTGGAAGAGCGACGGCCCGTACAACGACGTGAAGCAGGGCATGTCCGCACGCAAGCAGCCGCTCATGTTCGAGATCACGACGGCCGGCTTCGTCCGCAACTCCATCTACGACACCCAATACTCGTACGCCGCGCGATGGCTCGACGGCGAGATTGAGGACGACCGCTTCATCCCGTTCATCTGGGAGCTCGACCGCGACGACGACTGGATGCACGACGAGGAGTGCTGGTACAAGGCCAACCCCGGCCTCGGCACCATCAAGTCCATCGACACGCTCCGCGGGTTCGTGCAGAGGGCCATCAACGAGCCGAGCTTCCGACCGACGGTGCTGACCAAGGACTTCAACGTGCCGCAGAACAGCTCGACGGCGTGGCTGACGTGGGAGGAGAGCGGCAGCGAGGAGCGCATCGACTTCTGGAATATGGGCTTCCGCTACTGCATCATCGGCTTCGACTACGCGCAGTCGGTCGACCTCGCCGCCGCACAGGTCCTGTGCATGCGTCCCGAGCGCAACGCCGACGGCAGCGTGGTGAAGGACGCGGACGGCTCGACGGTGTTCGACCCGCACATCTACGAGACGAGCATGTACTGGATTCCCGAGGCCAAGTTCGACGCGCAGGAGACGAAGGGCGACAAGGCCACCAAGGACCACGCGCCCTACAGGCTGTGGCGCGACCAGGGGCTTCTGAGGGTGGTGCCCGGAAACGCCGTGCCGGTCTCGGTGCTGGCGAACTTCATCAACGAGCTGCGCGACGAGCACGGGCTGTACACCTTCGCCATCGGATACGACCCTTGGCACATCCTCGGCGGCGACAGGGGGCTGTTGGAGCAGATGATAGGGCCAGACAGGTGCGAGCAGGTGATTCAGGGCGCCAAGACGCTCTCCGACCCGATGTACCGCATCCGCGCCGACTACCAGCAGGGGAGGTTCGTGGACGACGCGCACCCCATCAACAGGTGGTGCCGCATGAACGTCATGGCCATCTACGACACCAACCTCAACATCCTGCCCGACAAGAAGGAGGCCAAGGGCGCCAACAAGATTGACGGCTTCATGGCCGAACTGGACGGCTACATCGCGCTCATGAAGCACGAGGCGGAGTACAAGGCACTACTTACATAGATGCATAACCACTACTAGTTTTATGCAAAAAGAAGCCGCAGACGGCAGTTGTGCCACCTGCGTCTTTGTTGAGTTATCTGAGTTACAGATTGATCTAACTCATGCATCTACCTGCGATTTGTATAAAAACCCCGTGTTTATGCATATCAGGTTGAGTTCGTAAACTGGGATTTCTCTTGCTATTCGTAACGCCAGCGGCGTGGGGACGCGTCGCGCGCGCCAAAGCGCGTGGGCGCAGGCGCGGCACCGCTACGCCGCTGAGCGTAACGCAGAGAAAGGGGTTATTTATGCAAAACCGACCCACTCCACGAATACTCCGTAATGCAACGATTCAGGTGAGTATGCAAAAATATGCAAGAAAACGGCCAAAATATTGACAATTACAGGTCTAACCAGTACATTTGATTCAATGGGATTAGTAGGGGCCTCCAAGGAAGGGGGCCCTTTTCATGTCGCTCGGAGGTGGTGCACTTGGCGAACGACGGGCTCATCTCCAAGGTGCTCGGCAGGTTCCGCAGGCGGTCGACCGCGAGGGACGCGAGCACGAGCTACTTCAAGACCTTCACCGAGTACACCCCCGCGTTCAGGACGTGGAACGGCGGCGTCTACGAGATGGAGCTGACAAGGGCGTGCGTCCACGCCTTCGCCAGCGCGTGCTCGAAGGGCGAGCCGCACATCAAGGGCAACGGCAGGCCTGAGCTCGTGAAGGCGTTCGAGAGCTGGCCGAACCCGTACATGACGTGGCCGAGGTTCCTCTACAGGCTCGCGACCATCTACGAGGTGGACTGCACGGCGTTCGTGGTGCCGACCTACGACGAGCGCGGCTACACGAACGGGCTGTTCCCGCTCAGGCCGGAGCTCACCGAGCTGCTGGACGTGGACGGCGAGATGTGGACCCGCTTCACGCTGAGGACGGGCGAGCACATGGCCTTCCCCGCGTCAGAGGTCTGCTGCGTCTCGAAGTACCAGTACCTCAGCGACTACTTCGGCACGGCGAACAACCTGCAGGCCACGATGGACCTGCTCAACAAGCAGGTCCAGGCCGAGAACAACGCCATCGAGATTGGCGGGAAGATCAAGTTCATCGGCAAGGTGGTCGGGCAGGTCGCGCCAGAGGACCAGCGGCGCAAGCGCGACGAGTTCTACGCGCGCAACTTCACCGACAACGACACCGTGCTCATGACCTACGACTCGACCTTCGCCGACATCGAGCAGGTCAAGGCGAGCACCTACACCATCTCCACCGACGAGATGGAGCGCATCGACAAGCACGTCTTCGACTACTTCGGCTGCAACGAGGACATCCTGCAGAACAAGGCCGACGAGGCAAAGTGGGACTCCTACTACGAGGGCAAGGTCGAGACGTTCTTCCTGCACCTCTCCGAGGGGCTCACGCAGTCGTGCTTCTCAAGGCGCATGGTCACCCAGTCGGACGGCCCGAACCGCATCTGGTTCGGCTCCGACAGGCTGCAGTTCGTGAGCGCCGCCACCAAGCGAAACATCGTCCGAGACATGACGAGCTACGGAATCATGACCGTCAACGAGGGCCGTCAGATTCTTGACCTGCCGAGGTTGCCGGGCATGGACGTGTTCATGGTGCGCGGCGAGTTCTTCCAGATGGACATGAGCGGCACGGTGGTGTTCGCGTCGGGCGGGCGAGAGGGGCTTCCCGTACCAGACCCAACGGACGACCCCGACTTCGACCTCGGCGGAGACGACCAGATTTACCAAGACGCCGACGCCTACGGCGCGGTGGAGAAAGCAGACGTATAGGAGGCTGAGATGCCCGCGAAACCACACGAGCGCCAGTACCGCTCGCTGCTCTCGCCCCTCGCGCCCGTCTCCACGGGTGCCGAGAAGCGGTTCGAGAGCGACTACTACGTGGAGGGCTACGCCTCCACCTTCAACGACCCCTACATGCTCTACAAGTTCGATGACGTGGAGTACTGGGAGGTAATCGACCCAGACGCGTTCCGCGACTGCGACATGAGCGACGTTCTGTTCCAGTTCAACCATGACGGGCGCGTGTTCGCTCGTCAGAGCAACGGCACTCTCATCGTTGAGCCGCAGCTCCACGGCCTGTTCGTTGCCGCAGACCTCGGCAGCACGAGCACCTCGCGCTCCATGTACGAGGACATCGAGGCAGGTCTCATCACCCGCATGTCGTGGGGCTTCATGCCCGACTGGGACGAGATTGAGGACATCTACGATGAGGACGAGCGCAAGCTCACCTCCATCATCCATAGGGTCGAGCGCATCTACGACGTCTCAAGCGTCTCCCTGCCAGCCGACCCAAATACGGAAATAAGTGCGCGTTCCTATTTTGACGGAGCGATCAAGAGGATTGAGGCGGAGCGACTTCAAAGCGCACTTGAGGCCCAGAAAGCCACCGAGCTTAGACGTAAGCGCATGGCGATGAGGGCCAAGTCACTACAGCTACAGAAGTAAGGAGGACCCGGATGCTTATCTCCGAGTTCAGCCCCATGGGCGCGGTCGAGCTGCGTCGCATGGACGGCGAGGCCTACATGACCCGCCGCGCGGAGGTCCTCGAACTCTCCGCCAACCTGCCCGAGGACGCGACCATCGAGCAGATGGAGTCCATCGACTCCGAGATGAACCTGTACAAGGCCGAGGACGAGCACCGCGCCAACATCGCGGCTCTCAACGCCGAGAAGCGCCAGCTCGTCATCAACGGTGGCGGCAGCACCGTGGAGTCCGTCGCCGCCGCAGCAGTCAACACCCCGACCGAGGAGGCACCCGCCATGCCGAACCAGGCCCGCTCGCTCGGCGAGCACTTCGTGAACCTCGTCAAGCGCGACGGTCACCCCAAGTCCTTCCACCTCGTGGCTACGCCGTATGCCCGCGCCGCCACCGACGTGCAGGGCACCCCTGCCGTTGCGCAGGCAACTCAGGCCATCACCACCTACGACAAGAACGTGGTCGAGGGCGTCCGCGAGTCCATGGGCGTCCTGAACCTCCTTGGCCGCGAGGTCATTGAGGGCAACACCCTTGTGTTCTTCACCGAGGGCGCCATGGAGGGCACCATCGCCAACTCCATTGCGGAGGGTGCAGCCAAGTCGCGCGTCCACTTCGCCGACCCGACCCCCACGACCGTCACGCTTGAGAAGATCGCGGCCTACATCAAGGAGTCCGACGAGTACATCGATGACTACGGCTATCTCGCCAGCGCCATCAATGGCCGTCTGCTCTACGAGCTGAACCTCAAGCGTCAGGCCAAGGTCATCGCCGACCTGCTCGGCACCTCCGGCATCCAGACCATCGG